CAATGCTTCGAGGCAGTTGTTATGGCTGTATGATACGAGCTTCTCAGAGGCTTCTATACAGTTACCTACTTGCCAACCGCTATCTATCATATTGAGGCAATTAACAAGAATTTGCACGTGATAGCGAGGTGAAGCGGTGAATGGAAATTTTAATGTATTATCATTAGGATTCCGAAACTTGTAATTTTTGAGGTTTGCGCCCTCGCTGTCCATTGTGAGGGCGTATTCAAAGTTGCGTGTGTTATGTTTTACGATTTTAGCAGGTTGGTTGAGGGTATAACGCTCATTGGCGAACTCGCACCACGCACCAGTAGGAATTTCTGTATAGGTGGATAACGAAAAATATAAAGTAAGCGTATGCTCGCCCATTATAGAGCGGTAACGATAGCTCTCATCAGTGGGGAGAATTTCTATATATGTAGCGTTAAAATTAATTTGCATATTATTTAGCCGTTAGTTGTTAGACAATTGTTAGTTGTAAGTCGAATTTGCACCATATTAGGGGTGTATCAATGTATAGTTCGGTTATTTTGCCGTCTTTATAGATACAAGGATATTCCTTGTTGTCGTGTTTTAGGGTTCGGGCGTTGGGTCGCACTAAATCATAAAGTAGGGCGTAATACCCTTTGAGAAAGTCAGTAATAGGTAGGTACATAAAGCATTTGAGAGTAGCTGTTCGCTCCTGAATAGTAACGGGAGCATTCACTGAAACAAGTCCACTCATTGTGCTGTTTTGTGCGGTAAAATACGTTTTGGCATTACCTGCTGTGATGATTTCCTGCTGTGTGCCTTCTAATAGGGTTATGCCGTATTGGGATAGATTTTTGCCGTCAATATAGGTTTCTACATTGTGAGCGGTTAGGGTTGGGGCTTGGTAGGTGTAATTCTGTAACGGACTATCGTCTGAAAGACGAATGTCGGCTACTATATAATTACCATTAGTTTGTACTTTGTTGAGCCCTACGAGGCGGAGCTTGTAGGTACGCTGTAACTGCTTAAAGGTATAATCGGCATATGCATTAGCAGTAAGGAGCGTTACTAACTGGCTGTATTTACTTTCAGGCAGTAATAGTTGTAGAGTGAGCTCCTTTGCCGACAATTGGGGACTGGCAAGGTCATACTCTGTACCGTTTTCCTCTGCCCAATCGTTTTTAGTGGGTACTTTGAGGGCGGGGTATGAGAGGAGGCTTGCGATTGAACCTTCTACAAGTTTAGCATTTAGGGTTTGTATGTCAGTATTATTGATTTTCATTAGTAAAATATACCAGTAAGGTCTTTAGGTTTGCGGTTGCGTCCTAATATTTCTTCTAAGAATACATACCTTGTGGCATCTATAGCGTGATTAAAAGCATCAATGGGTACATTGAGGAATGCGCCGTCTTTGTTTTGGGCATAGGTATAATTCTTAAACTCTTTGATGATATTTTCACTTCTGCGGGTGATACATATTTCGTACTCTAACATTTTGGTAAGCCCTTCCATTACCGAACCTTGTCCTTTGGTTACCGCCACAATACTATAATCAGCATTTTTTATTTCTTTCACTAATCGAGGGTCGGCACTTTCGGAAATGATTTTGTAGTTACGATAGGGTCGAAGGGCTTCGATAATGTCGGTGGCGAGCATTTGCGTTTGGTAGCATATTTCATCAACATATACCTTGTTATCCAAAAAAGCGACTTCCACAATAGCGGTAGGGTCGTGGGTAAAACCAAAGTCAAGACCTAAGTAACGTTTTTTTGCCCAAATAGGGATTTCATCAATAAGGGTAACCTTTTCAAAGATAAGCCCCTCTATCATCGCTTGTTGTCCTAATCCGTATACCTGCCAAAGTGATTTGTTCTTGTGCTGTAAGCTTTCAATCTCGTCAATAATTGTTTGTTCCAAAAAAGGGTTATCCTTATAGGTTGATATAAAATGATAGGTACGAGAGTCTTTATTGAGTTCACACAGCCAATGGTCATCGGAAAATGAGGGGTTATAATCGACAATAGTGAATTGGGTAGTACGCATTTTTAGCTGTTGAAACTCGATAAACTTAAGTTCGTTGGCTTCATTGACGTACAATATATCGCGCTTACGACCCCTTAACTTTTGTTCGCTATCGGTGGAAAAGAACTCTACCCACGAGCCGTTAGGAAATGTGTATATCATTTCGGACTTGTTGAGGCAAGATTCATCAAATACATTTAGCTTGTATAGTATTTCCTTAAAGTCAATAAATACCGAGCCTTTGAGTGCTGGTAGTGTGGCGCGAACGATAGAAAGGCGCGTGCGAGAATGCGAAAGGCAATAGATGATGAGCCAAATAAGAATATTATATGTTTTCGAGCTACGGCTGGAGCCTTGTGCTGATACGGTAGTATAACCCTTCTTAATAGCTTTATCAACTTGTACGTATATGTTAGTTGTTTGTATCGTCATCGTCGGTGCGTACTTGTTCGCGTTTGTCGATTATCTCGATATTGATGTTTGATGATAGTGGGTTGCCAGCGGTGGTGAGGTCTATATTTTCACCGAATCCCTCTTTGCGTCCTAATGTACTCATTAGATAGCGTACCATTTGACTGTCGGGGCGTTCTTCCCAGCCTACTATTTTCTTATTTTCATCTAAGATAGGTATACCGCGTGCGAGCACACGTGAGGTAGCGATACAATCGTCTAATATACGTCCGCGCTGGTCATCTATTACATCTTGAAAATCGGTATCTTCTTTTGCCCATTCATATACAGTTTTTCTGTTTACGTTGAAAGCCTTTGCTATTGTGGATATATTTCCGCCTGCTTTTTCGGCTATCTCGTTGAATTTTTTGAGGGTTGGTTTTTTGCAGTTTCTAACTTTCATAGTGATTGTTACTTTTGTGTTTTTTTTATTCTATCATATTAAGGACGGTTTCGCCCTTTGCAAAACGTTCGTCAGGGTCTATACCCATAATCTCACAGAATGCTGATTTAGCTTCATAGGAGGAAAAGGATAGGGTAATAAAAGCGTCTTCGTCCTTTTGTCGCTCTATGGCTTTTTCTTTTACTTGCTGTTTCATATGTTTAACTTGTTCCTTTTTCTCTTCATAAGTAGGTAAGTCTTTTGTTTCTACTTGTGGTGTAGTGATAAGGTCATCATAGGTTTCTACTTGTGGAGTGTAGCCGTTAATATCAACCACGAAATTAAAAATCTCATTTATATCGTAATCGCTTAATCCTAAGTTAGTATAATCTATATCGTTGATATATTCAGCAACAAGGGAATAATCTGCACGGGTATTGCCGAGTGCTTCGTAAGTGAGTTGCTCTTTTTCTGTTTTTTCGTCAAATTCGACCGCTTCTACTTTTACTTGGTAGTTAGTTTCATTCGTGCCGTCGTATTTGTAGTACATATCCATTGCTTTGATACGGCGGTGCCCATCTATGAGGTTACCTGTTACTTTGTTCCACTTTATACCTCCGTTGAATCCTACTTTTTTGAGATTGGCGAGTTGGTTTTTGATTTCCTTATCAGTATGCTTTTTAGGATTGTAAGGGTTTAGATTGATTTGTGAGCGGTTTATGGTGATGGTTTCAGATTGTTTTAGCTGTTTCATAGTCGTATTCGTATAATTTGCGTTCTACTAATGGGAACTCGTTAATTATCTTTTTAAGGTCATTAGGATAGTTGTTGCGTAGGAATAGTAAATAATGGAGGTCGGTTATATCTGTTCCTGATGATTGACTATTGCCATACTTTTCGGGAGTGATGAGTTTTTCAGCTTTGATGTATTCTATTATATCACTATTCTTGTAAGTAGAAAGGGGGTACGCTTTTTTATTCTTTTCGTTGATTGCTTCATCTTGGTAAGTACGGAGCATTACACGACGGTTCATACTGTCAGATTGTTTAAATCCGAATACAGCCCACTCTATATTTGTTTTTTCTCTTATGTTATCAGTAAGTTCTGCAAGGTTGTAAAGTCGTTGTTTTTCGTTTTGTTTGTGTCCTAAGTGTCCTGTTTTGATATATGAGAATACAGAGAAGTGTGGTATTTGAATGATTTGTGCTTTTGGATACTTTTTATTGATATAGTGCATATAGCGTGCGATGTGGTCAAGGTCTTTGACTACATACATAAATACGCACACTACTTTTTCAAAGTGAGGATATAGCAAATTTAGCAAGGCGATACTGTCCTTGCCACTCATAGAGTGAAAAAGTATCACCTTGCTGGTTTTTTGAGCTATTTGCTCGATGATTTGCTGGGCGCGGTTAAGCATTACAAGTTAAGAATTGATTGTCCTTTCTTGATTTGTTTTTTCTTTTTACGCGCCTTCCCTAAAGCGCGCTCTTCACGTTTTCGTGCAGCGTCTGTCGATTTAGCTCTACTTTTAAGATAAGCGGCTTTAGTCCAAAAGACTTCTTTTTTTCCGTTTGTCCATTTTACAGCGTAAGGTTCTGGCATAATTTAGATGATTTAAATATTAAAATAAAAATAGGTTTGTAAGTTTTTGCACCTACAAACCTATTACGGCGTTGTTATTGTTCATTACTAAATAAGTCCCTCGTGAGATACTACATCAGCAAGTCCTAAACCATAAAAAACGGGGATTTCTTCTTCTGATAGATTTTGAAATTGTTGCCATTCGTTGTCAAAATCGTGAAAGTCATAATCTTCATTGAGTACCTCAATATCGTCTTTTGTCATTTGATAGACTGCTATATCTAATATTTCAACAATCAAATGCCAAGTGTTGTTATAATTGGTGAAATAGATATATTCAGTTTCGTTTAAACAATCTTCAAGTTCCATAGACCCGTCCGGGTCTTCCAAATACTCTTGAAATTTCTTGTACAACTCTTTGTTTATAAACAAGTCGTTGTATTTCTTTGAAAAAGAACGTATCTCTACTTTTTTCTTACCCTTGAGTATATCAAGGGCATTCTCTTTCTTCATTATGAGATGATACGCCTCTACTGGTCTTCCATTTACTTGTATAATCATATTGTTTTAAATTTTTGAATGTTATGATATGTTTTAGTTTTGTAAGCGTAACAATAAATCAAAGTACTTGCTGAATGGTTTTACATTCAATGCAAAGGTACGGCGACTATTGCTATATAGTGCTTTTCGTGTTTAGTAAAAAATTAGTAATTATTTGTTGTGGTATTTTTGAAGAGAATGTTTGAAAAAGATTAGCTTTAAAACTTTTTTAACAGCCTCTCTTTTTTATTATTGAATTATTGAGTGTATAAACTCACGACCTTTTTCAGTCCAAACAGTGGAGGAACTTGTGCGGGTCTCACCTTGACTATCTGTATAAGTATGTGTAACTGTTTTTGTGTAGCCTTTATCTTGGTGATGATGATACAACAACCATTGACCGCCTTGCTTGTACTGCACTTTTAATTCGTGTAGCTTTTTGTTGAGCGTTACAGCACTCATACCAAGTTCTTTTGCAATTTGGTTAGCGTTGTAGGTGCTTTTAGATGTTAAAACATCTTCATAATACGCTACCTTTGGGGCTTGCTTTTGCAACTCGATACGCTGTAAGTCGTTTTGCGCTTGTAGTCGCTCTTTGGCTTCTACTTCTTCTAAAAGAGACTGTAAAGCCTCTTTATAGGTAGTGGGTAACGCAAACTTACCGCTTCTTAATTGCTTTTCGCACTCAATAAAATATTGACGAGCCGTTTTGCCCTTTTCTGAGCGTTGCAACATTGCAATCTCTTTGGCGCAATCAAGGGTAAGGGCGTAGTCTATAAGTGCTTGATTTGCAAGGGTGTTAAAAAATTCACACCCTTGATAATCAATATTTTCAGTAAAACCATACTGTAACATTCTTTCGAACCAACTACTGAACCTTTCGGTAATTTCTAAGAATTTATGCAACTCCCTTGCTGACACGGCTTGATTGCCGTTTTGTTCAGTGATTTTTATTAACTCTTTCATAGCTACGCACTTTTTTTAGTTAATAATTCATCACAAACTAAGGTAACGCTTTGAAAGTAGTCGCTATCTTCGGGTAACAAGCCTACTAACATCTCAAAAAGTGCCATTACTTTATTGCTTTGGTTTAGCAAGTAGTTACGAGGCTCATCTTCATTAATACCGTCGTGTAGACTGTCGAGGCTGTCTCTCATTACCTCTATTAGGTGCTTTAACTTGTAATCTAACAAGTCGTCAGCTGGTTTGATAGACCTTAATAAGGTCGCAAACTTTTGGCTTTGCGCTACGCTACTGTTATTCACGCTTTGCGCTTGTTTTGAACTTTTGAACATATTTTTGTAAAATTAACGGCGTGAGTAGGTGCTGTTCAAAAGTCGGTATTACCATTCTTTGCTATACATTACTATATAGCAACACCTTCACGCCGTGAGATATGAAAATAATATATTTACTAATGATATTAAGGTATAATTACCTTACCAACTTTTGAACACTGCAAAGGTACGATAATTTTTTGAAAGTGCAAATAATTTGCGTACTTTTTTTGATATTTTACATAGATAAAATATTAAACTTGTAAAATGAACGCCACTCTCCTTTGACGGTATCAAAATAGGTGAAAAGGTTATCATTAGGTTTGCGGTGGCTTTTGGTGGGAGGAGTGTTAGACAGTGTGCCAAACGCTTGTCTAATTTCACCGTTTATCTTTTTGTAGTAAAACTCTACAATGGAGGTTTTCATTTTAGCTTTGAGTTTGATATTTGTCCACGCTTTTTTAAGGCATTCACTGAATGATAGACCCGTTTGGCGTGCAAACTGCCAAGCCAGTGTAAAAACGTTCTTTTTGTCGGTATTTTTCATTTTGATATAGGTTTTAAGGTTATTACTAAGATATTGAGCCTTTTTGCGCCTTGCTCAGGGCGAGGGTGTTATTGAACGAATACGTATACGTTATCACCCGTTACAATTTCGCCTTTGTGATAATCTACTTTTTGATACTTCTCTGATGTGGTTTTAATGGTTTGAAAATCGGTGTTTGAAAGTTCAGGTTTTACATTTACCCAAATGGCATCTTCAAACGTGCCTCTATCTAACTTAACAGATACTTTGCGATTGTTGTACCCTAATTTTTTAAGTTCATTTCTTAATTCGTTTACTTTTTCTGTTGCTGTCATCATCTTGTTATTGATTTAAAAGGTTATTAAATT